ATTGCCATTTTTTTTATTTTATGTTAAGTCAAATTCGTGTTGTAAAAGTCCTGCGGAAAAAGAATTAGTCCCTGCAGTTCCTGTTAAAGTGTTTCTCATCAAACTAGATGTGTTGCTATTAGTTGTGGCACTTGTATAATCACCTGTAGCACTTAAAACTCTATTTGATAATGAATATCCACTAGGAGCATAAGTGTAAAGTTGTACGTTTTGAGGAGCGTGATCAAAATAGTAGTGTGACCAAGTTCCCCCACCTTGTCTATTTGTGGTGTTTGTTGCAAGTTTTATGTCCATACAACAATTACCAGAACCGCATCCCGTGTAAGGCGAATTAGTCCAATAACTAACATTGTAAGCGGTGTTATATTCATTTCCTCTACAGCCATTCAAAATGTGAGGTGCAGTCCCATTGAATTGAGCAGGACTCGTTGATGTACCTCCATAGCCTGTCCGCATATATCCAGCATTTTGATAAGTAGAAGTGCTTGTGTCAAGATATTGGTTAGTCAAAGAAAGTTGAGATATACTTGTGTATGACAATTTAGAGCTAGTGCTTTGTGAAATTAAATTTGGTACAAAAGCAGTTGCTTGAGTCCTAGTCACACCTACGCTTTCTCCTCCATCGTTTATAGCAAAAGCAGTAATGTAGTAAGTTGTCCCTGCAGTTAATCCTGTTGCATTATAAGTGTAAGCACCTGTCGAAGCATTTGTTGAAACTGTATATTTTGTGTTAGATAAATAACTTGCATTTGCTCCAATGTAAAATCCTACACTAACATTTCCACTTCCTCCACCAATAGAACTCAATGTTCCATTAGCAGTAAATGTAGTTCCTGCAACGCTACTAGTTGAATCTGTAACTACTACAGGCAATTCTATTGAGCCAAAACTTAAAAATCTTCTTCCTAAACTCATAAATTTTAATTAAGGGGTGTTATCTACAACATAAGTTGAAACTGTATAGAAAAATTTTGTGTCTGTAGCACTGTCATCTGCTACCTCAAGCTGCAGAATGTTGTATCCTGTATTATCATAATCTACACCACCAATTTTACAAAACTCATTTGAGTTACTACCTTGAGCAGCTAGAGTTAAAGATTGCCCATATAAATTATAAATGCTTACAACTTGTCCTTTTTTATAGTTTGTCAAATTAATAGTTAATGCACCTGTTAAACTTCCACTCATTTTAAAACAACTAGCAGTTGAACAATCAAAAGCAACTGTTCCTGTAAGTGTAGAAATAGTTGCACCCGCTGTATATCTAGCCTCTAATTTATCGTGAGTTATATTATCATTCAAAACCTTTGCCGTAGTAACTGCATCTGCTGCAATAGTTAAAGCTGCCGAACCTGTAACATCTCCTGTATGGGTTGCATTAGTAACCTTTGCTGTATTTGCTGCTATCTCTGTATTAATTGAGTTAGCTAGTTTATCTGCTGTAACCGCATCGTCGGCAAGTTTTGCTGTAGTTATATTTGCATCAGCAATCTTAGCAGTAGTTACGTTAGCATCTAAAACTTTTGCTGTTGTAACGGCATCATCAGCGATCTTTGCTGTTGTTATTTGAGAATCTGCTATATGAGCTGTATCAATAGCACCACTCGTTATATGTTCTGAATCTACAGCATTATTTGCTATTTTTGTTCCATTAACAGAATCAGCAGCTAAACTTGCTGTGTGAACCGCTCCGTCTGTTAATACGCTATTTGTTACTTTAGTTAGTGCCATGTTTTAAGGTTTTGTTGGTTTTGTATTTGGAAAGTTATCTGTATCAGTCCAGTCTCTCAATTCTTGTCTATATGTTATCCAAGCATCTCTGTTTGGGTAGTCACTCAATGGCATTATGAAGTCTGTATCTTTCAGTTCATTGTTTCTCCACTCCCTAGCTTCAGTTTCAAGTTCTTCAGTTGTTTTTACAGGGTGACTCCATCCGTCATCTTCATTCCACAAATCACCAAAACCAAAACCTTCTTCTTCCGCAGCCCAAACTCCACTAAAACCATTAATGTCTGATTGTTTGCTTTCTGCTATTCCATTTATAATTCTATAATACATTTTTTTAGTTTTTAATAATATAATAATATTGCTCCATCTCCACCAGTTTCACCAGCAAATCCACCACCACCCCATCCGTGACTTTGATTACCTCGAGAACCTGAGATGGAATTACCAGACCCTCCTCCAGCACCATATCCAGAAACGCCCGAATATCCTCCAAGATGATTTGTTGCATTAGCACTACCCCCTGCCATATCTGAACCATCTCCACTTGATAAAGTTAAACCACCTGTGATTGTTGAATTACCACCATTTGAAACACCAGGCGTTACAACTAAATCAGTTGATGCGTTTGTAATAATCGCAGTTCCGAAGTTTATTTTTCCTCCTCTTCCTCCATAGCTAGAATTGTTACCACCTGCACCACACAAAAAATATCCAATACTGTCTCCATCAGACAAACCTAAATCGGTTGCAGGGTTTACTGTTAAAAAAGTAGGGTTTGTAATAGTTACATAAGAAAAAGCTGCCATCGTAGCAGTAAGTCCAGGCGTAAAAGTTAAACTAATACCTGCTCCTGTATTTACGTCATAGGCAGTATTTGTAGCTATTGTGTGTGTTTGTCCATTATGTACAAATGTACCCCCAACAATTTCATTTGCTGAACTTTGATAGCCACTTGGAGTAGTAAGCTGAAAGTTAGTAAACCCAGTCGCCCCTATTGCTAAATTAGTAAACTGCCTTCCGTAAAATGTAGCAGGAGGTACTTTATCTGTAGCGTCATTTAATGCCCTACTTGTAGAGTATTTTTTCATTTTTGTAAAACCTCCTCCACCACCTGCTGCAGGAAAAAAACTTGAAAAATTTGTCATATTACTTTATTTACTTATTCTTATGCTGCCGTACCTTCGACTCCTATTAATATCCATCCTTGTGCTGCACCCGAGTAAATTAACTCAAACCCAGCATTTAATTTATCTAGCGTCAAGTCTGCTGTTGCTCCCATAATTTTTTCACTATTTCTAGCAATTGTACAAGTTGCAACCCCCGATCTATTACTTACTTTTATATAATTACCAGCACTTGGCGATGCAGGCAATGTTAATGTAAGGTTTGCTGTTAACACATAAAGATTTCCGCTTACAGCGGTTGTGTTTGACGATATAACAGAAACACCTATTCCTTGTGAATCAACATAGTCTTTCACTGCCGCAGATGTTGGTAAAGTTGTATCATTATCGTTTGAACCTATACCCTCTGACTCTGTTACTATAGCGGCATCTGCTATTTTAGCTATCGTAACTGCATCGTCTGCTATAGTCAAAGCTGTTGCGCCCGTTACATCTCCTGTGTGAGTAGCATTTGTAACCTTTGCAGTGTTCGCTGCAATTTCAGAATTGATAGAGTTTGCTAGTTTGTCAGCAGTCACTGCGTCGTCAGCTATATGCGCTGTGTCTATAGAACCGTCTACATAGTGTTCCGAGTCTATACTGTCATCAGCTATCTTGGCATTTGTAACAGCGTCTGCTGCTATCTGAGTCGTACCTACACCACCATCTGATATCTGAACATCGTTTGCGTTAACAGTTATTCCTGTCCCCGCTCCTACAGCTAAAGATGCATCTCCTGATGTAGCGTCTCCTGTTAATCCGTTACCTGCTACTATACCTGTTATATCTCCATCAAATTTTTGCTCCCAAGTAAATCCTGCTGTAGTAGAATCATATGTAAGGACGTAACCATCCGTTGGAGTATTTGTAACGCTTAACTGCTCTTCATATACAGTGCCCGCTGCTAATTGATTTGTGTTTATAGGTTTTATGTTTACAACCTCTATAGAATCTGAATTCGATGGAGCTGTAGAAAACGTAATCGTACTTCCAGATGTGGAGTAGTTGTCTTTAGATTGATAGACTCCATTTATGTAAACTTGAGTATTATTTTCATCAGCAACATTAGCAGTTAAGTTAAAAGCAGTAGCGCTTCCGTCTCCAGTTAAGGTATCTCTGATTATTGTTGCATTGGCTGATAATATATGTATCAACTCTATACTTACGCCATTTGGAGGTGCCGTTGAAAAAGTTACAGTTGATCCCGATGTAGCGTAATTGTCTTTACTTTGATAGACTCCATCTAAATATATTTGAACATTGTTTTCAGATACAATAGCAGTTGTCGTATCAAAAGTCACATCAGAACCGTCTCCTGTATAAATGTTTTTTTCAACTTCAACACTTCCGCCACCAGCGATAGCTCCCCATTCGTCAGTATAACCTTCAAATTGACTATCAGTGCTATTGTATCTAAACATACCAGCAACTGGAGAACTAGGTCTTTGACCCGTAGTTCCTGCTGGGAGTTCAATAGCGTCTGTTGTATCAAAATGAACCTTTGATAAGTACCTTGCCATAATTTATTTTTAGTCTATTTTAGTAACTAATACTCTAATATCGTTTGATGCAGGAGCAGCAGTAAATGTAATAGTTGCTGTATCTACCGTAGTTCTAACTACGTCTGCATAAACAGTATCAAATGAACTGTTATCGTATAATTGAATCACTACATCTCTAGTATTTAAACTATGCGTAACAACAATTGAGGTTGCTGATCCATCTCCAATATTTGCTGAAAAACTCCTTGCAGCCAATCCAGCTGGTGTAACAACCTTTGATGTGTCTGTTCCTGTTAAGGCTTCTGCTGTTGTAGCTAATTCAACGACCCCTTTGTTACTTTCTGTAGCATCTTCTGCGGCTACTGTAATTGCTCCAGCAGCGTTTGTAATATCAATTGCTTCTCCAGCTGTAAGCGTTGCAAGCTCCATATCTCCAGCGGAAGTATTACCCACTAAAAGCTGTCCGTCTGTTGGTGCTGCCCCATCAATACTTGTAATTGAACCAGATAAATCAAGACCAGTAATGTCTAGATTGCCTTTTGTACCTGAAAATACTTCAGAAGAATTTGTTGCTGACGTAAGGAATGTGAATTTATCTGTAGAATCGTCGTATCCAAAAAATCCTAGTTTAGCACTTGATCCATCATGATATCTAAATTCAATACCTCTATCCTTATTGTCATCTGAAGCGGGCGCTGTGTCCCCTCCTAAAGTAAAAACAGGATCATCTACAGTTACAGTATTTGAGTTTACTGTTGTAGTCGTGCCATTTACAGTTAAATCACCAGTAACTGTTACATCGTTTGTGACAGTTAAGTCATTACCAATTGTTACATCATTTGGCAATCCAATCGTTACAGTGTCTCCGTTATTTACGGTTCCTCCATCAGTAACTTCAACCTCGTTAGTAGTCCCGTTAATAGTGATACTTGATGCTCCTATCTGAGCTATAACAAAATCATAAATTTGATCCCCTGTAGCTAGTGCAGTGCCTCCATTTGTAACAGCTCCAGTAACGGTAGCTATACTTGGATTTGGTCCAGCAGAGTCTGTAATAGTTAATGTCGTTGAAGTAGATGTTGCAACGCTTTTAATATCCCCTGATGCATCAACAAAACTAGAGCCATCAAAAAAGTACAGTTTGTTGTCTGTAGAGTTGTAATACATTTGTCCTTCTACTGGGCTTGAAGGAGCTGTCGATAAGACATGAATCTTTACGTTTTGTAATTCATTCTTATTTAAGTCAATGTTATTAAGAAAGTTTATAGCCATTTTTTTAGTTTAAATATGCTTTACCTGTAAAAGCGGATGAAAAAGTTAATGTTATTTGGTTGTCGTCAACATACTGAGTGTGACCGTATATTATGTTTCCTCCAGTGTCAACTATGCTTACAGACGGGTGCCTCTGTAAGTTGTGTGTTATAGTCCAGGTGGTTGAAGCAACACCTTGAGTGTGAGTGTAGGTTGATGCTGCAAATCTTCCTGTTCCAAATAAATAATCCGCTACACTTACAGCGGAGTATGTTTTAGTAGCAAGACCGTCTCCTACATCTGATCCAATAAACAAATCATTATCTGTTACAGTATTGTCTGCGGGATAAGAGCTAATTCTAGGCATAATTGATTGTTTATGCAAATTTACAAAAAAAACAAAGACGGTTTATCGCCCTTGCCCCCTGTAACCTTTCTTGTAATTTTTGGATGACTTCAAAGAAGAACTCTTGGTTTTTGAGTGCACTCCTGGTCTTTTAATCTTGCTTTTTTGGTAAACAGTTGTGTTTATACTTTTAGCCATTTTTTCCAGGTATTTTAACTCCAATCTTATCTGCCGTTCTAGCTCCGAAGTATCCGCAAAGGACCCATGTGAGGAGCGATGCCGTGTCTTCTGTGGGGAGACCCATGTACCATCCGCCTACATACGCTCCGACTAATACAATTAAAGTCAGCGGTCTTACATTACGAGCAAGCCAACTTTGGCTTCCAGAGTCTGCAACCCAGCGCCTAGTTACACCGTCTATTTCAGCCCTTTCAAGTCTAAGTTTTTCTAAAGCTATACTTTTGTCGTTTTCGCTTAATTCTTGATTGCCGTTTATTAATTCAGATATAACATTTCCTGGAAGTATAGCGTCACCAACCATGCCTAGTATTGAAGGCGCTTTCTCGATAAGAAACCTGCCTACCCCTGTTTCCTTAAATGGTTTTTTACCCTTGCTACTCATCTTCTTTTTTCAACTGAAACTGCGCCCCTACTACTGAAAGCTTTTTAATAATATCTTGTTGCAGTGTAATAACCATGTTTTCTAATTGATCATTTCTTTTTTCCATGATATCACAAGTAGCTTGAAGTGAGTCAACTTTATTTTGAAGCTTAGTAACTTCGTCTGGGTTCTTTCCTATGATGGTAAATATGACCACCGATAAAGACCCAACAATCATTCCGATAATGGATACAAAAATATCTTTGTTTTCTTGAGGGATGGTTTCGTAGGATAAAAATAAAAGCAGCCCAACAACTAAAATAAAAACTCCAGCGGCTCCTATATAATGTCTTAAATCTCTTGCGTCTTTCATATTAATGTATAATTTGTTTTTCCGTTTAATTTTTGTGCTCTAAGGCATCTTTGTCTGTTTCCGTCTTCCGATATATAACTAACGTGAATCCAGTCAGGATTCTCATCGCTGCCAAACTCCCAAATAAGTTGATCAAAATTAAGATTAATTTTTATATAGTTAAACATCTCGGCATTCGTCTTGTAACCATGAACATCATCCAAGTCAATCGCTCTTCCCTCGCAATGCTGTGATCTAGATGACCCCCCAATAGCCTTATTTAAACTATCGCATCTATAAAAGCTGTTTATTCTG